TCGTAAGGTTTAAGGGTTTTTCAATTTTAGCCATGTTAAATCACCTTTTAAAAATATTTATGCGAAGTCGCCTGTTAAGGTTATGTTTGCTATTTGTGGTTGATTAGGGTATGCGAAGTCTTGTGCTTGGTAACCGTCTATAGTGTCTGCGTCGAGTCCGCTTCCAGGGCCATCGTTACCTGAGTGCCACACTCTATAAACATTACTACCCATTGACCAACCCCCCACTGCCAAATCCCTTGTGGAGGAATCTAAACCAAAGTGTAAAGCATAGTTCCCCGACACATGGAATGTCATCATTGCGTCATTCGAGTTACTAGCAATTATCTCTAACCCTCTTGTAAGAGGGCCACTACCACCACCAGCGACACTATTACTCTCAAATGTCCCATTATCGCCGGTTTGGAAGGTCACCTTCCGTGTGTGGCTATCGTTAGAGTCACTTCTCAAAAACTGAGTAGAATCTATCCCATCCAACTTATCAGAATCAGCAGCTTTAGCAGTAGTGTCTAGTTTTCCATTTAAAAGACTATTAGTTTCAGCCTGAGAATAGCTCGAAACATTCCTAACGCTACCTAAACCTACATCAGAAGATGTTAAAGAGACGTTCCCAGTTTTACCTGCTACGGATTGGACAGGCGCAGCATTAGAAGCTCTAGCATCTGTGTAGTAAAGGTTAGTAGTACCCTCCGAAAGATCATCAGTAGATTTACTGTTAAAATCTGTGTTAAAATCTGTTGAGGTGTAACCTTCTGGGATATTGAGTGTTGTCCAACCGCCATCCTGTCTAGCATATTGATTACCGTTAATAGGTGCTTCTTCGACATCATTGACTTCAGCACCAGTTTCGATACCACTTAGCTTAGACTTTTCAGAATCAGTGAATACATTGGTGTTGGTATTAGATTCGTAGGCAGTCTTTACTTCAGAGGGCGTCGAATAAGTTTCATTAAATGAAATCACACCGTTTGAATAAGTAAGATCGCCAGATACACTGATAGAGTTTCTTGCTCGGGTTATTGTGAAATAATCATTAAAGAGACTGTGCCAGTTTGACCATTAACAGAATCTACATTAGATACACCAGCACCTTCTTCAACGCTGTCTAATTTAGCCTTGTCAGCGGCAGTCATAACCCCTGCTAAAGTAGTCGTCGCAGCTTGTAAAGATGTATTTGAACCTGTTGAAGATGACACGCTGTAGGCAACACTTGTACGAGAGCTTCCTAAGTTAGTTGGTACATTGACTTCAGCACCAGCCTCAATGCCACTTAGTTTAGACTTTTCAGAATCAGTAAAAGCATTGGTATCAGCGTTAGATTCATAAGCTGTCTTAATGTCTACAGGCGTAGAATAGGTCTCATTGAACGAGATAATGCCATTAGAATAGGTTAAATCCCCCGAAACTGATATAGCTTCTCTAGCACGGGCTGTTGTAAAGTATTGGTTAGCCCCTTCTGAAACATCTGAGGTATTGAGTGTTACCAAACCAGTCTTACCCGCTACAGAATTAACCGTGTTTACTTCAGCACCAGTTTCTACAGTATCTAGTTTAACCTTATCACTAGCAGACATAAAGCCTGAGACTGTTTCAGTTGCATCAGAAGGTTTATTGTTAAGATCATTATAAGAACCCGACAAAGCAACTGTTGCAAGTTCAGAAGTGCTTAGAGAAGTGTCTACCCATACTGCTGCACCACTGGTGTTATCGACACACCTGTAAGCCTTTTGACTGGTCGTATCAACCCATAAGGAGCCTCTTTTCCAGCCTGCATTTACATCATCATTAGCCGTAGGAGCTGTTGTAGCGTCTAAATTATACGGTAACGTATCGTTGACTTTCTCAGCAAGCTCCTGGGATAGTTGTGACTCAGTTACCTCACCAGACATATCTGCAAAGTTGCCTGTTGCTGCAACATCCGCAAGACCTAAGTTTGTTCTAGCAAACGATTTGTTAGGTACATCCAATAAGTTAGAATCACGTTTCAACTGGACATCATTAGTAACGCTTGACAAACCTACATCGGACTTGTCGAGGTTAACATTACCAGAATAACCGTTTACAGAATTAACAGTGTTTACTTCAGCACCAGTCTCTACTGTAGAAAGTTTAGACTTTTCAGAATCCGTAAAAGCATTGGTATCAGCGTTAGATTCGTAAGCTGTCTTTACTTCAGAAGGTGTCGAATAAGTTTCATTAAACGAGATAACACCGTTAGAGTAACTGAGATCACCAGATACATTGATAGAGCTTCTAGCACGCGCTGTTGTAAAGTATTGGTTAGTCAAGCCTTCTGCAATGTCGTCTGTATCAAGGTCTACATCCCCAACTTGCCCTAAGACAGAGTTGACAGTGTTTACTTGGGCACCAGTTTCTACTGTGGAAAGTTTAGACTTTTCAGAATCCGTAAAAGCATTAGTGTTAGCGTTAGATTCGTATTTTAATTTTACATCTGAATTTTTATAATCGGCAATATCAACCTTACTGTCGATCTCACCTCTAAGACCTGAAACATTATCTACAGTATGGTTATGAGAGTTATCCTTTACAGTGATATTTGAAACAACGGGCGTTTCTTCCGAACCATTAAAAGACAACACACCCTGTACATCACCTTGGAAATCAATTTGCACAGGAGTTTCCAGCTTCGTTGCTGTACCGATCACAAGGTCTTCGGGGCTTACAGAGGATGTGTTCCCTTGTCCATCAAACACCAAGACTTCCGAAGCTCTATCAGTTTTATGGAGAACTTTCGTAAAATTTGTTAACTTATTTGCATTCATATTGATACCTTACGTTATAATAGATGAATAATAGCCACCTGTTTCAGTAAGCTCTGTAGCATCGTTATCGAAGTATTTTAATTTCTTTATCGGGCCAGTATTGAGGATGTTATTAGCACCTTGCGGTTCACCTAATGACCTATACCGTGAACCCTTTTGAGGATCGTTCACATCACCGAAAGAGGATTCGTACTGCCTCCTTGATAAAGTTGTCACAGCAGGGTCTTTGAACGTATAGTCAGTTGTAATCACTTCTTGGCCAAACCTCTCAACTACTGTGACAGGAGTTCCAGCAGTAAGCTCATAAGGGAATGTTACACGGTTCTTCGAAACAGTGTAAGAGTCTGTAAAAGCCCCATCTACATAGACCTCTTGGACGGTGTTACTGATAGGTATATCTACAGAATCCCCATCTCTGGAGACTCCCCTAGTAGTGTGTCTTGAAGACATCGTATAGTCATAATAGATATTAACATCGGCAATATCTCTTAAATCTCCATAACCAAACATACCAAAGGATGTAAAGTAAGGTACATACTCACCAACCTCTAAAAGTGTTCCATAACCCTTAACACCACTAACACCGTCAAAACCAAAGAACTGTTCAGGGTTGTACTCAGAGAAATCATCGAATCCTACACCAGCGGGTTTTACAAGTAGGTTCCTTTTGACACCATCTTGGTATTCATACCTTATTAGGTTCTTCTCTTGTTGTGAAAGGACCTTACCAATCGCAACCCGATAAGATGCTGGGCCTGTGTCTTCTAAGAGATGTACACGTTCAGCTTGGAAAAGAAACTTAATAGATTCTATAACATCTTCAGTGGTGGCGACTGTCTTATTACGAAGTATTTTAGCCCTTATGAACAGTCTGTATTCAGGGTCATTTAATGTAATATTGCCTGTTGAAGATTCTTCTAATGCTTTCCAACGACCACCTTTTGAAGCATCGTTTAAATCACCGTAAGACCGTGATATTGATAACCCTTGATAACCAAAGAAGGCTATCAAATCAGCGTCTATAAGAATACGTGGTTGTCCAACAATCTCGCCAATATTGTCTAACTGGATTCCTGAAGCCTTGTCGATGTATTTAATATCGTCCACATCAGATAAAACATCTTGGATTTCTTCAGAACCCGATAACCACGTTGCTACCAACCTATCAATGTTGGATTTCTCTTTGAACTGTTGGGTGTATCTTTCACGGGCTATATCTAAATACTGTTGTTTATCAATAGCCATACGTTTAACACCTCTTTATGTTTGTTGCTGATCAAGTTGGTACTGCAAGACATACACTTTAGTACCTACGGGGTACGCTTGGCCTAGCCTAACTGTTGTTGCAGACTCAACTGTAAAATCCCTTTCAAAAGAACCTTCGATATAAACAGTGGGAACATTCTCTGAAGATAAGTCTAAGACAATATCTGTAAGCGTAATAAGTGTCTGTCCTGCATTGACAATTTCTTTTTGCTCAATGTTCTTGAACAGTGTAATGTTGTTGACTATCATAATCAATTCACCGTTATGTTTATGTACGTTGTACGTGATCTCGCAATACCATCAAAAGGTACTTCTATATTAGCTGTCGAGTAATTCACACCGTCTGTACCAATCTCTAATGATTCGATCTGGTGATTAGGGACACTGTTGATAGGTGTGTATAATCTTGAGTAGATCACATTATCACCAACACCATACTCTGAATCTAAGAAGTCGATAATCGCATTAGCAATCTTATCAGACCCATCTGAATCAAAATTACCAAGCGCTGTAATTTCAAGATTCACGTACACAGGAACTTCAACAGGTCTTATGAATTGTATGTCTTGGTTGAAACCTTGTGAATCAACAATCGTGACAGTGGTGTTACCAAACGTTTGTACACCTGCTGGTTTATTCCTCCAAATGACATTACCAATCTCTAATGAAGAACCACCTTCAACAACTGCTACAACAGAGTGTGGGGGAAAACCTCTTGAGTCTTCTACATCAGTTACGTTTTCATAGGCAGTCACTTCTTCAACACCTAAAAGACCTAGCAAGTCTGAATAGATAGCTTCAAGAGTATTAGATGCGCGCGTCTCTTTAGAGTTTGCAAAGCGCGTACGTAACTCCGTATCAGTTTCTCTAAAAGCACCTGTCTCAGCATCTACAGGGTTAATTACAGATACCCAACCGTTAATAGGTTCAGCAACCGTGTCGATAGTCCCTAAAGGTTGTTCTTCAGGGCCAGCTTCCAAGGCTTGTACAGAACCCAACTTAGTAACTTCCCTTGCGACAAGGTTAGCTGATAGTTGGTAATTGTGAGTACGGAAGTTATCTTCAGAGGATATGTAGAAAACCTTGTTATCGTCTTCGTCAACAGAACCTTCGAATGTAGGGATCACATCAAACAGGAGCGAAAGTTCTCTAGCAATATCTTGTATAGTGTCACCAGGAAGTGCTGTGTAAGCTACTACTGAGGAATCATAAGTAACTGTGTAAGTATTTCCTTCTACAGCATTTACAGGTTCTACTTGTAGAGCAACCACGTTATTCAGATTAAAGAACACAGGGTTACGGATTTCGAAGATATTGCCAGTAAATGATGAGGATGCTAGAGAACCCGCTGGTAATTCGGTATCTTTATTCGCTACCAATAATACTGGTGAAATAGTAGGACGTGCTTCAAAACGTGTGAGTCCTGATAATTCTACAAGTGCATCTAAAGAAACACCAGAAGCCTTATTAGGGTTAAATGAATTATAAACTTCTTCAGCAGCTTCCCACAAATCACTTAATGATGGGGCATCTACACGTAATGCTCTACCGAGAACTGTGTTTACATCTGTTGATATATCATCGCCATACTGATTACGAGCTTCTGTTTCAAGGTCTGCTATAATCTGCCTTAGACGTTTTATGCGGAACCCTTCATTAGTTACGCCTGCCATCTGAATCCTCCTATCCTATTAGTTGTTTATATTAAACCCTGACAGTTCGATAGGTTCTAAGACAGTATCCTCTACAGTCCTAACAATGAACTGCATAACATATTCACGTTGCGGGGTAATATTTGAACGGAATGAAACAATCTCTAAAACACCTTCTGTCGAAAGTATTGCTCTTTTGTAAATAGTGTCGATAGTTTCTTTAGAACGGTTCTTTCCAAGAATCGATTGGAAGAATGGCAAACCTTCCTCGCTTGATAAGAACCATTCTCCCTGGTATGTTAAAAGCTTAATAATCAACTTCTGACGGATAGAAAGCTGTTCTGTGGGTGTTAGCTTAAAGTCACCATCAACAATTTCAATATCGTGGTTTTCACCTAATTGTATATCCATTTTGAAAACCTTCTTTATGTAATTAAGTTTATATTGAGGTATGGTTATTAGCAATGCTTTAGTTAGGAACACCCGTATTACCAGGGCCAGTTTGAACCCCACCATGAGTATGATTAACAAGAGATACACCAGAAGCAGTCACATCCCCATCAACATTCACATTACCTGTGAACTTTGTTGTAGGGGTGTCTACGACCACACCTGAAGGTGCGTTAATCTCAGCAGTCTCACAGTTCACTTGTACATTGCTTGGAGAGTTGATTATAACATCACCAGAGGGTTTTAAACGTACCTCACACTCACTACCAGTACCTATGTTATGGGTAACTACAGCATCCTCTGTAGAGTGTCCTAGAGACCTTTTACCAGGGTTATTGACCGCATCTTCAAAAGGGAATAGGCCAGGAATTGCTACAGCATCGTTACGGGACATCTTACGAAGGTCTATAGGTCGATGAGGACTCTTAGCACCCAGTTTGAATCTATCTAAAGACCTTTGAGAGAAGACACATAAGACTGTATCACCAACATTAACAGGGAAGCTAAATTGAGATGTAGAAGACCCTGGGAATACTACTGGTACATTCTGAATAATAGCATGTTCAAGTTCTTCATCAGAGGTCTTTACAATGTTGATGATTGGTTGAACATTAATCCTTTGTTGTCCCATGTTGTTTACGGAAGTTACTCGACAAG